AAGAAAGCTAAACCAGTAGCTGCGTCTACGTCGGCAAGAGACTTACCAACAAAAGCAGTACTGAAAGAAGCTGAAAGATCTAGAGATACTAAGTCAGCAGCGTACATAGCTTGAATACTGTTGTAGACAAAGTTTGTATCTACACCGTATGTAGTCTGATCACTTACCCATTTATTACCAGAGATAGCTTTCTCAAGGAATAGGATACCTGCAAGAATAGCATCTTCAATATCGCCCGGTGAACCAGAATCGAATCCAGATGGATCAGTGAAACTAATTACGTTAGCAAATTTATTAACAATAGCTTTGTAGAATCCAGCAGCTTGCATACCAGCGGCAACACAAGAAGTATACCAAGGAAGGAAACTAGTTGTATTACCAGCACTGTTAACTTGAGTAGACTTCTGCATACATACAGAAATTCTAGCATTAGCTAAAGAAGAAGCTTCGACTTTAGAGGCTGAATAGGTATCCCAGATAGATAAGAAAGCCTGTCTGTGTTTTTTAATTTTAGCAGTAGACATTTTAAGAACGTGATTCTTAACAGAAGCGTTTACTGCAGAAATAGCATATGTAGAAGAACTTTCAGTTAATGCTTCAGCAATATCAGCAGAAGCATTTCTTGAGAAAAGAGGTACTACAAAGTTAACATCGATAGTTTCACATTCATCTACTGCTGCGACAACTTGAGCACCAGTAGTAGAGCCTTTAGCTCCGCCTGATAAATAAGCTACTGAAGCCATGCTAGAAGGTAGACCTTTAACTGCTGTAGCTGTAAAAGCAACTGCAGAAGATTCAGAAACTTTAGTTTCCCAATTGTAAACCGATTTTTTAATTTTACAAGGCTTAGCTGAAGTTGCTGTAGAGCAAATTCCTGCTGCAGTTACTTGATCTAAGATAGAGGTAGGAGATTGAGATGAGCTAGAAACCACTGAACATGTGTAATCTGTCTGAGAATTAATATAGTCAGCAAGATCCTTACAAGTAGAGAAGTCTTTTAGAGCGATACTTAAGTTAGCTCCAGCACCGCCAGTTACAGCAGTTGAAAGAGTTGTTGCAGTTGTAGTTACTGTTGCTGTTGTACCAGCGTAGCCAATTTCAATAGCTGATTCAGCATCTATCACGAAAGATTGGTTAAGATTGATATCTGTTCGTTTAACGTCTAATTGAATTTGAGGTTCTTGAGAAGAAGATGAAACACCAGCTACTAAACCGATAGAAGCAAGATCTCCAGCATCTGTTTCGACAAGTTCAAAACTCTTACTAGTTCCAGATTGGTTTGCAGCAGCATCAACATCAGAAGAGATTTTGATTTTATTAGCTGAATCAACAGAACAAGAGAAACCAGCAGGAAGAGCTGCATCAATTAGAGCTGCAACTTCAACATCTGTATCAAATGTTGCTGCAAGTCCAGTGAATACGTCGATAGAAGTCTGAGCACCGCCATTAGGACGGAAACCAAACTTAGCACCAGCAATAGTTACATAGTTTGTAATAGTAGATCCAACTTGAGAAGGACCGACTTCAGATTGAAGTTGAGTTACTTGATAGAAAATTTTATTTCCATCTTTACCTTGATTACTAGACTGTAAAGAACCGTAAGCAGGTGCTACTGTAGCTGAAGCTTTAGCTCCTGTATTTGTCTTAGCGATGTAGATTCTGTTAGCAGAACCAGAAATATCAGTATCAGAACTAGCAGAAGCTAAAATTCTGAAAGCATCAACAATTGATCCAGCGCCGTATTTCTTAGCAACTTTATCAGCCTGATCTGGAGTGAAGTAGTTATCCTTTAAGATATCTTCAGCAACAGAATTACCTGCGTCTGCTTCACCAATGATTACGATATTACCACTAGAAGCAACACCAACTGGTGTTGATTTAACAGTAACTTCGAAGTAAGAACCGGGTCTTACTGTATTAATAAACGAAGTAGTTAATCTTTGAGCCATATATTATTCTCCTATACCGAAATGTTTTAATCCTGAACTGAAGCTTTCTTTTTTATCAAATCCGTAAGCTTTAAAATGTAACCAAACTACGTTCTCTAAAGAAGGAGATAAGTTAAGATTCGATTTTTTCTGAGCGAAAAACTTACGAAACTCTTCTTTACTATCTTCTTTACATTTTTCAGCTTCTTTAGCGGCGTGGGCTGCTTGTCTAGCTGCTTTGGCTGATTCCATAGTGTTTTCTTGTTTGTATTCTTTATCGTTCTTAGCCATAAATTATTTCTCTTCTTTAACTGGAGGTAGTCCACCAGCAGCCGCTTTAGGTGATTGAGGTGAATTCGATGGTGATCCAGCAGCAGCGGTTGGAGCTTTAGGAGCACCGTCAGATTTCTTCATAAACTTCTTTTTAAGGAAGTCTGGAAGTTTCTTAGCCTTCTCCTTATCTTGCTTATCTTTCACCATTTGATCCATTTTTTTATCAGCATGTTTTTCTTGTCTCTCTATTTCTTGCTCTGCTGATCCACGGTGAGAACGACCTCCCTCTCTTCTTGGAGTAAGTTCACCTACTGGCGTGAATGGTTTTTTAGCGGTTTCTTTATCTTCACCTTTACCAAATCCGATCTGAGAAGCAATAGAAGGTCCACCAGTAGTTGCAACAGACCCGGGTAGAGATCCTCCACCCTGACCAGTAGTTGCACTAGCACCGCCGATTTTTTTAAGATCTTCAGCTTTACCTACAACTTTAGTTTCTCCACACTTTTCAACATCTTCAGACTTTTTAAGATCCGCATGTTTATTGTAGACTTCTTGGCTCTTCTTAAGGATTGCCATAGCTACTTCGTAAGGTGTAAATTTCTTTTCAGACATGTAGGAATCCTTGTAATATTACATATTAAAGATTATTTTTTACTCTTTTTCTTATCTAAAAACTTCTTCAACTTATTGTTTTTGCTAGGTTTCATTAAGTCGGGCTTTTCTTCTTGAGTTTGCTCTGGTTCGATACAGCTTTTCTTACTGTCGTCTTTCTTATACATAACACCTGACTTGGCTGGTAATATGTCTTTAGGATCAGCTTCTGGCTTAAAATTAGCGTCTAACACATCTGCGATAGGAGCTTTGAATTTATTAGCTTTTTTAACAGCCTTACTCATTGATTTCGCAATGATTTCAGCTACTTCCTTAATTTCGTATTCTTTGTCTTTCATAAAATAAAGATTATTCTTTCACTGTAGTCCAAAGATCGTTTTCAGACTCTTCAGAACCTTCTATTGTTACTTCGTTTGCTGATATTTTAATACCAGTATCGCCATTCTCGTCCTTAGCTTCTATAGACTCTATAATCCTATATGGAGTTTTAAGCCAACTTTCTTCTACTTGACCTGTTAATGTTATATATCTAGAGAATACGTTATCAGATCCAAAGCTTTGATTCTCCACCATTTCAGAAGAGCTTATAGTAGATAGCTGAAAATTATTATATTCCAATAGACCTTCTCTATATCTAAGTAAAGAATACTTGACTATTGCATAAAGGAATAGTAAAGTAGAAGGATCTCCATGGGCGTGACACCCGATATTGTAAGTCTCTTGAGATATGATTCTTTCGGCTCTGGCTCGGTAAAATTGATATCTAGGAGCAATCGCATAGCGATCTCCAGATAGTTCAGTTCCAGCCGTGATAACGATTTTATTACCAGCTTTTTTACTTCTTACGATATAGCCGCTACCTGTATCTAGATCTACCAAGATCATACCTTCAGATACATATTGGAAATTGTCGCTACTAGGTAAAGTCATAGTTCCAGTAGATGAAACATATGAATTGGGAGTAAATTCTGGAACAATAAATGTAAGAGGTTGATTTATCTTGTCAGGATCTAGATCTTGAACATAAGCAGACTGATCTCCAAGCGTAGCTAAGCTCTTATCTTCTGAAGAAGATCCGACACCTATAGTAACGCAAGGGAATTCCTCTTTGTCAATTCTATGATGCATAAAAATATGGATTTTATTATTAAAGAAGAATTCTTTAGCTCTCTGGATTTCTTTCATCCCATACTTTTGAGCAAGATAAGGATTCTCTATAAAGTCACTGAATATGTCGTCAATTATCCACGGCGATTTCTTAAGATCTTCTAATCCTAGTTCGATAGCTGTCTTAATAATTACATCACCAGCGAATATAGCCACATTATTTCCTGTTAGTAAAGCTGTCTATTATCTGAGGCATTACTACGTTTTCAAGTTCTTTCAAAGCCCATTCATAAGCTTTGTCTATAATAAACTCACCCGACCGACCGGGGTGGTTCCACATACCCGAACCTCGTTGAGATTCACTTATTACCCTAAACGTCATAACATCTCTTCGCATCTTACCAGTTTTTTTGTCTTTACTCTGGTAAATACTAAGACCTTTAAATACGTCGTGTTTCGCCATGTGTGAAGG